AAGAATTACACATACAAATGCTGAATTAAGAGAGTTTAAATTAGAACCTTGCCCAGGGAATAAAATAAAAGAACAAGTCACAACTTCTAGTTCAATAGATATAAATTTATTATCTGGTACGAAATTAGCTTCGACTGGTGAAGTTATTGATGGTTATGAAGTATTTTTTAATGGCATTAGAAAATATAGATTAACAGCTAATAGAGCAAGTAATTCTGAATGGTTTTTAGGTGAGATTCCTTTACAGGATCAAGCTGGAGGTGGAAAAGTTTTAGCATTTGATAAGAATACAGTTGGTACGATTCCACAAGTTGATGATCTTGAAATGGTAGATGGGTACCCTAAATTTTTTAGAGGAAGAAACACTAAGTTTTATGTAATATCAGAAGATGAAGATTTAGATGAATTATCTTTTTATGATGGAAATCTTGTAGGTAGAAGTGAATCAACATTTTTAGAAAAAGATGGTTTTAGATACGAAGAAGGAGAAGAAATAATTGATGATGATGGTCCTACAGGTAATTTTCCTATTAAAAAATTTAGAATGTTTAGAAGAGATGCTGATCAAGTTAGTGGATATCCAAAAACTATAAATCCTTCTGGTGGTTCTGGTTCTGGATTAAGAGTAAAAATTGAATTATGGAGTAATGGTGCAAAAAGATGGACAATCACTTCACAAGGCACTAATTATAAAGAAGGTGATAATGTAAATATTACATTTGCTGGAGTTGCAACAATACAGGTATCTTGCACTGTTGAATCAGGTTTATTTGTAACAGAACCTTGGCCTCAAGGACAAAACTTAAATCCTTTTGATGCAATAGCAGATTTTATTAAATTTGATGCAGAAAGACCTTCACATTTAGATCAACCAGAACATCAGATTACTTATGTAAATGAATTTGTTTATAACCAACCCATGAAATATACAAGGCTTTCCAATGTTGGTTTAAAAATGAATAGTTCAAAAGAGTTTCAGAGCCTCTCACAATTTTCTGCCTATGTCAAAAATGGTATAAAAGTTAAGAATTTAATTAATGGAACGACTGAATCTTCTAATCTTTTCCCTAACATTGCTTTTCATTTATTAACAGATGAAACAAATGGAGCAGGTAATCTTATTGGTGCTTCTCAAGTCAATCAATTAGATATGAAGCAGGCTGCAAAGTTTTGTCAGAAAGAAAAATTGTTTTGGGATGGCGTGGTTGCTCAAAAACAAAATATAAGAGAATTTATTTATCAAAATGCTGCTTTTTGTTTACTTGATTTTACGATTAAAGGTGGTCAATTTTCTCTTGTACCAACCGTTCCAATAAAAAGTGATAATTCAATAGATTTTGAAGTTAAAGGTAAAGATTTAGTAAAAGCATTATTCACTGATGGTAATACAAGAAACTTAAAAGTTAGTTTTCTATCTCCAGAAGAAAGGCAACTATTTCAAGCCAGAGTGATATATAGAGAAGAAACAGAAAATGGATTTGCAAAAACAAAAGTTATTGATAGACGTTTTAAAGATAAATTTGGAGGAAGTGATAATGATCCAAGAGAAGTATTTGATATGTCTAATTTCTGTACATCATCAAATCATGCAGAATTGTTTGCTGAATATGCTTTAGCTGTAAGAAAATTTGTAGATCATGGTATAAGTTTTGAAACAATTCCAGATTCTGCTATGTCATTAGAACCAGGTGATTATATAAGAGTATTTTCTGAGATCACACATAATGATCGTTTTGAAAATGGATATATAAGTGGTGATGGTGTTATACAATCACAAGGTTCTTCTAATCCTGTCGGTCAAAAAATATTTTATTGGAAAGCTTTTAATACTAATGGAACAGAATTTGGAGATCCTAGAGAGGCTACCTTAACTACTAACAGTAGTGGTCTTGCTTCAAGTAAATTTAGAAATGCTGTCTTTACAATTAAGAAAACTGAAAGTTCAGATAGATTGTATAGGGTTGAATCTATTACTTATACCGAAGAAGGTTTTGTATCCGTTACAGGATCACATCAACCTCTTAAAGGTAATGAAGATGGAACAGCAAGAAGTGGTAGATTAAAAATATTAGATACCATAGACAATAGTATAGATTTCTTCAATAGATCATGACGACAAGTAGAAATTTTCCAAATATAAAACCATCTTCAAGAAGTTATACTCCTGGAGTTTATCCTCAAACAGAATTTGAATCACAGAATGGTGCAAAGATTGTGATGAGATATGGTAATAAACAGGTAAATGCAAAATTATCTCTAGGTTTTACAAATATTACAGATTCACAGGCAAATGAAATTTTGGATCTATATGAAAACATTAATAGTGATTATGACTATATTACCTTTACAACAGCTAATGCTTTGACAGGTATAGAAAATAATAATTTAGTTAAAAAACAAGCAGAAAAAGATGGAAGCTTTAAACTAAGATATCGTTTCGATGGTCCTCCTACGGTATCAAGTGTATTACCTGGCATTTCTAATGTGCAATGTAAATTTGTCGCCTGCCTCGATGGGGATTAGAATGAATTTAAAATTTATTTAAAAAGATGGCAAAGTATTACTCAGGACAAGACGGTAAGTTATTTGTCGATGGAGCAAATGATAATATTAATAGTACAGATGAAGTAGCAAAAGTTAGATCTTGGTCTTTTACTTTAAATACAGCAGTATTAGAAACAGTTTCCTTAGGTGATTTTGATCGAACTATAATTCCTGGAATATCTAGTGTTACTGGTTCTTGTAGTATTTATTATTACGCGGAAAGTACTGGTGCATCTCATAATTCAGGTCGTCTATCCAGTGAAATTTTAAACGCTGCTTTACCGAGATCAGGTAATAACCCTATATCTCGTGAGAGATCCAAAGTAAGATTAAGATTACAAGTAGATTCAAAACATTTTATAGATTTAAAAGCTGTTATAACTTCTGTCAGTATGCAAAATTCTGTAGGAGAGGTGATGGCTGCGGAGGTAAATTTTGAAGGAGATGGTATTCCTATAGGAACTACATACTAATGGCCATATATTTTGGATCTACAGGTTTTATAGAGCTAAAACGTGATGCTTTAAATTCAGATTTAGAGACATCGTTAGATCCTGCTGATGTAAATATTACAAAGAAAAGATTTTCTGTAGAAAAAGCGGCAGGTTCATTAATAACAGGAGATCAGATAGAAATAGAAACAGTAGATAAAAGTAATTTAGGATTATTATCTGGTCATAATTTTCCTGATCTTCGTAAATATATCAATATAGATGATATGGGAGGTATAAAATTATATAATAATTTTTCAGATGCTCTAGCAGGAGAAGTATCTGGCGCATTAACTCTTACAGCACCTTCATCAAAAAAAGATATTTTAATTAGAACAAGAAATACAAGATTTAGACCGTTGGCTAAAATTACTGAATTTGAAATAACTACTTCTAGAGACACTATTGACATAACAAATTTAGGTGGTGAATTTCGTAAGCAATATGAAAATGGACTTATATCTGGGCAAGGAATAATACAAACAATATGGCAGCATAGAAATTTTCAGTTAGATACAGAGGATTTTGCAAGTCCAGAATTTCCTGTTTATTTAAGTCAACTGTTGGTTCGTATGCAACAGGGATCAGACTTTGAAGGTAGATTTTATGTTTATCATGATCCATCTCAAAGCAGTACAAGTGTTTGGTATCAATCTTCCTGTGTGGTAACTAATGTTGCAGTATCAGTACCAGTGGCAGGTGTTGTTGAAGCAAGAATAGAATTTGTAACAAATGGAGAGATTAGATTACATAATGGAGTTCCACCTTCATTCTTATTGTTAGAGAGTAGTGATAAAATCTTGCAAGAGGATGGTGATGGTATTTTACTTGAAGATCCTTAAATAGAGATTTATGATGTACTTAAATACTATCTAACATGGCTGATCTACAAATTACACAACTACCTGAGTTAGGTTCAGCTAGTTTACAAGCAACAGATCCTATTGCAGTTGCAGATGTAAGTGCTACTGAAACAAAGAAAATAACAGCAAAAAACTTAGTACAGGGTGCATTTGGACTGGTGGATGCTGCATCAATACCAGCCACAGCACTTAGTTATCCGTTAACAGCAGGACAAATCATTACAGCTTCCTTGGCTGATAATGCAGTAACAAACGTAAAAATTACAGATGCAACTATTACTGGAGCAAAATTAGCAAATGATACGATAACAGCTACACAAATAGCAGCAAATGCAATAGGCTCTAGTGAACTTGCAAATAATGCAGTAGATACAGCAGCAATAACAGACTTAAATGTAACAACAGATAAATTAGCAGCTACAGCAGTTACAACTGGAAAGATAGCTGATAGTGCTGTTACCTTTGTTAAAACCAATTTTAGTGATGGAGACATACCTGGTGTAAAACTTACTGCTGCTTCTGTCACCTCTACTCAACTTGCTAATAATTCTGTTACTGCCAATGAGTTAGCAGATGATGCAGTAGATACAGATGCCATTGCCAATAGCGCAATTACGGGAGCAAAGATTGCCTCAGATACAATTACTGCTGGTAATATTGCTGTCAATGCCATTGGAGCATCTGAACTCGCTGACAACGCAGTAGATAGTGCAGCTATTGCTTCTAATGCTGTAACTACTGCAAAAATCTCGAATTTAAATGTTACTACAGATAAATTAGCTGACAATGTTGTTACTCAGACCAAAATTGCTGATAATGCCATCTTAAATAGGCATTTTAGTCCAGGAGTTGTAGCCTCTGCTGAATTAGCTGATGATGCTGTTGACACTGCTGCTATTGCCAACTCTGCTGTTACTGACGTTAAAATCTCAGGTGTCTCAGGTACTAAACTTACAGATGGATCTGTTACAGCAGCTAAATTAAATACCTCTAATTTAGATAGATCACTAAATGTAGCATCAGGTAATTTAGGAATAAATAATGCAGTCACTGGTGGAGCGTCTGCAAGAAATGGTATTACATATAATAATGAAGGGCTGATAACAGCTACAGCAGCATTAGTTGCAAGTGATTTACCTGAAGCCACAGCTTCTGCTGTTGGTGCAGTAAGTGTTCCATCGTCAGGTGGTCTTACTGTAAATAACTTAGGTGCAATATCTATAAACAATAGTATTACTGGTACGACCAGATCAGGTATTACTTTTAATAACCAAGGATTGATTACAGGTTCTGTTGCTCTTTCTGCTTCTGATTTACCAGAAGCAACAGCATCAAATATTGGTGGTGTATCAATACCTAATAGTTCTGCACCTTTGGCTGTTGATGCTAATGGAGTTTTAACTATAGGAGTGTCAGGTGTTACTGCTGGTACTCATGCCAAGGTAACTGTTAATGATCAAGGTTTTGTTACTGCTGGTACGAGTTTAGTAGCCTCTGATATACCAGATTTAGCCACAGCTAAGATCACGACTGGTACGTTTGGTTCTAATTTCCTTGCCAACGATTCCATTACAATGGATAAGCTTGCCAATCTGTCCACTGGTTTTATACAGGAAGCATCACCCGATATATCAGACCTGCCAACTGGTGTCTTTTGGTTACAGGAATCTACAGGACAATTAAGAATATTTAACGGTAACAGCTTCTTCTCTGTTGGTTTTGGACGATTATCAGAAGAGAACTTAAGATTCTGCGGTACTTTTAACGCTTCAAATGGAACTATTGTTACCTTGACTGCTTTTGGTACGTCAGCAGGATTTACTGTTGGTAATGCAATACCAGCAGGTACTAATACACTTACAGGTGCATATTTTGTATGCGTTGTACCTGGTAATGGTACTGCTGTTGTTCCTTCCACATCATTTGATGCAGGAGATTGGTGCTTATGTGTTGGTGCTGATGACTGGGATAGAATTGACACCTT